CTGTATACCTGTTCATAATGGAGCCTGTGGGAGTTATAAAAACCTTATTATACCGGCTTGTGAAAGGATTGTTGTATCCTTTAGTGTATCCTTGTTAGCTATTTACTAATTTTATTTTTAAGTTATTATACCATGAGAGACTTTTTCAGACAAATAAAAACCGTGATTAGCTCACGGTCTTATGTCTCGTCCGATTCCATCTCATACATCCGCACTGAATGCAGCACAAGATCACGATATTTCCAGGTACTGACCAGATACTCAATCACCTCTTGGTCTTCTATCTTGCACTCCATGAATAGCAATAGCTTGACCGTGTACTTATTTTTCAAAATCGGGACAGTGTAAGTCACATCTACCCAATGCTCAAAGCCTAAATCGGTCTGCTCTATACTCGCAAGTTCAATGATTTTATCTTCCATGATTTGTCTCCAAAAATCAGTCTTAAGACTGATGTGTTAATCAACTTGATTTTGCATAATGAATATATCTTTACGAAGGGAGGACGCTTTATTTGTCCGAGTTTTTGTATAGAAATGTGATCAACCTTTGAAAAACGTTCTCACTAACGAACATCAGTCTTTCCAACTGACAAGTAACTAGTGCGGAGAAAAGGGATTGAGTTATCGACCTGCCGTACTTTTGTGATAGCAAATGTACGAGTAGGATGGAAACTTTAACTCTTTCCCCAGAACTCCCCGAGAATTAGTATTCGCAGTGAATGATGCATGTGTAGGAAGTGGAACCTCCGAAGTGATTTCAGTCT